ATGGTGTTACTGCCACTACGGCTGAACTGAACTATGTGGATGGTGTGACCTCCAACATTCAGACCCAGCTTGATGCTAAGACCGCTGATGGTGATAACGTCAACGTTCTGGTTGGTAATACAACTGCTGACACCGTACCGACTACCTATTATTTCCTGGTTGTGGACCAGTCTGATGGTTCTATCAAAGCAATCGATAAGACCTTCCTTGAAACTGAGGGTTAGGTAGGTAGCGTTGGGTCCGTGTCGTTTGCCTACACGCCTAATTATACGTTTGACGGAAGCAGTACCGACTCGTCTTATGAGAACTACTCAAGTGGGGATGACGTGTACGATGAATTTGGTATCGACAAAATCGAAATCACTGGATCGTTCATCACTATTCACTTCACCGATTCTACTTCGATGTCTGATTGGCGTGGTGAAGACCGTGGCATCACCCTTGAATACACAGGTAGCGGCTCTTCTAGCGCATGGGAAGGCTCTTATGATCTTACCACTTCTGAAGAGTATTCCGTTAACACAACTTATAATTATATCCACTATTCCTGGACCGATATGGGACTTTCATCAGGTCAGAAAGATGACCTTGCTGATGATGTCGCCAGCGCAGGAGCCGGCAATAGTGTACTGAATATCAACAACCTAGGCTAATTAAATGGCTAGAACTTCTTTTACTTCTACAGGAGACCTTGGTTTCTCTAACGTTCTGTATGTTACACGGAACTCTACTGACCAATGGTTTATTCCTGGTAACAACAACGAGGGTGACAACCCTGATAGTGGTACTATGGCTAACCGAGTTGACGATTGCGAAGCACTTGTTGGCAACGTTGGTGAAACTAACTCTATCACATCTGCACAGATCGGTAAAGCTGTGCAACCTAACACATTATCTGATTGGTAGTAATGCCTTCTAATTATTCTCCTTTTATCTATCAAACGGCTCGTGTCGAAAAGACTGATGCGAACCCTTCAGGTCAACTGATCTCTCAGGCTGCTCCTGTGGATCAAGAGGACTTTGCCTATGGCTACATCATGGGCGATGACACTATTGATGCGTCTTCTACTGGTAACAAATTCCAGATGACTCAGATTGCACCTGTTGTGAATGGTGTGTCTACCACCTATGCGTGGACTAAAACTGACACCAGTACAACTACTACTTTGACTGACGCTGCCACTGCTGAAGTGAGCGTTGCAGCTAATGCTACTCCTGGTACTTCTGTACTGCAGTGTGTAGCAACTAATGCACAGGCTTCCAACTCACCGAAGACTGTTACTTATGACATCACCGTAGCGTGATGTAGTTGGAGAGGCACCTCAGAGTCGGACCTCTCCTTCCTTTGGCAATGTGGCCCTACGGGACAACCCTTTGCCGAACCGGTTCGGATAGGTATAAAATCCGAAAAAAAAAAATTTGAATAAATCTTAGATCTAAGAGAAACGTAAACAACAACTTTTTCTCTAACAATGGCTGAATGGAATCAATCGCCTTTTGGCGCTTCCGAAATGCGGGGAACCTCTACTGGTTCTATTAACCGTAACCCTGGTCTGGGTCGCACTGGTTTTGGTGACACCGTAACCATCAATGGTCAGACCGTAAGTGCATACGACGCTAAGTATGCCACTTATCTGAAACTCTTTACTGGCGAAATGATCAAGGCTTATGAAAGCGCTTGCATCGCCAAAGGTACTGTGCAGAACCGTAGCCTCCGTAATGGCAAAGCTGCTCAGTTCATCTTCACTGGTCGCATGACCTCTGAGTACCATGTTCCTGGTCAACCCATCCTGGGTCTGAACAACGACACTGGTCTTGGTGGTATGCCTCCTGTGGCTGAGAAGACCATCGTCATGGATGACCTGCTGATCTCCAGCGCATTTGTGTATGATCTCGATGAGACTCTGGCTCACTACAGCCTGCGCTCCGAGATCTCTGCTAAGATCGGTCATGCTCTGGCTGAAGCTTATGATAAGAAGATCTTCCGTACGATTGCTCTGGCAGCACGTGAAGCTCATCCTATCACTGCCTCTCCTGGTCCTGAGCCTGGTGGTTCGATCATCCGTCTGGGTGCGAACAACGAGTACAATGCTCAGTCCCTGGTTGACGCCTTCTTTGAAGCCGCTTCGATCCTTGACGAAAAGAACATGCCTCAGCAGGGTCGCACCGCTGTGTTGTCTCCTCGTCAATACTATGCTCTCGTGTCCCAGACCGACAGCAACATCTTGAACCGCGACGAGCAAGGTACTCACCTGCAAGCTGGCTCCGGTGTGTACAGCATCGCTGGCATCAGCATTCGCCGTTCTAACAACCTGCCTTTCAAGGCTGGTACCGTGACCACCAAGCAAGGTGAGAACAACGACTACAGCGGTGACTTCTCTAACCACTGCGGTCTGATCTACTACCGTGACGCTGCTGCTGTCGTGGAAGCTGTTGGTCCTTCTGTACAAACCACCGGTGGTGATGTGAAGACCATGTATCAGGGTGATCTGATCGTGGGTCGCATGGCTATGGGTGCTGGTACCCTAAACCCTGCTGCTGCTATCGAACTGCAAGCTGCTGCTTGATCGGGGGTAGTACTATGTCTATCAATCCTGGTGTTTCACAGATTGTAGATGTGGATTCTAATGAAATGAGTGACAAGGCTATTACCCAGTCACAAACTTTGAATCCTCCTACTCCTGTTGAGTATGGTACTGCTGTTTCTGGTGGTGTGCAGAATGATGCCACGGCTGGTGACAGCCTGCCTGCCTAGTAATTTATTGAGGAAAACTTATGCCTACTATTAAAGGATATTCTGTATCCCGTTCTGCAGGTGGTGGCACTGGTGTGGCTTCTACTGTGTATTCTTACAGCGGCAACCCCGCTGGTCAAGCTCACACTGGACGCAACGGTGCTTACGACCGTCCGACCGCTGATGGTCTGACTGAAGCTCGTATCCCTACTCTTCTCAACGGTGACAAAGCAGTTGCCGATCATGACGTAACTGCTGTTGCTTCTGTTGTTGCTGTGGGTGATGCTGGTCCTTTCAGTGCAGCAACTGCTGTGACTGCAACGACCACAACTATGATTGGTTCTGGTGCTGGTCTTATCGTCTCCTTCACTACGCAAGCTGATGGTAAAGCCAATGCTACTAACACCAACTACACTATTGTTAATGGTGGTGAGTCTTATGCTTCCGCTGACCGCGTTTCTATTGATGGCTTCCCTAACAGCATTCTGACTGTTACTGCTGCCTAATTTACACTGGGGTTCCTACGCGGGACCCCTTTTTTTATCTATTAATATGACCTTTTCTGCTTCCACATTTCAGACCGATACAGAACTATCCGCAGTCAACCAAATACTGGGAGCGATCGGTCAGTCCCCAGTCACCTCTTTAGATTACACAAATCCTGAGGTGTCCTACGTTTATCAATTACTTCAAGAATGTACCCGTGATATTCAGAATGAAGGCTGGGTATTTAATAGAGAATTAGCTGTACCTTTCACCCCTGATGAGAATGATAACATCGTATTTCAGAGTGACATGCTACGTCTTGATGTTAGTGGTGATTACATTAACAGGAACACAAATGTTGTTCAACGCGATGGTAAACTATATGATAAGGTACAACATACTTACAAATTTAACAAAGAAAATAATCTTGTAAATTCTGACGGTAAAGTATACCTTGATGTTACTTGGTTGTTTTCTTATGATGACCTGCCACAAACTTTTAAGAGGTATGCCATTGCTAAATCACAGGTAAGAGCAGCTACACAGCTTGTCTCTAATGCCCAGTTGTTCGGTATGCTACAGCAACAAGAACAGATGGCACGAGCTGCTTGCATGGAATACGAATGCAACCAAGGTGATTACACCATGATGGGTTGGCCAGAACAAACCCAGTATCGACCCTATTCTCCATATAGAGCACTGCAACGATGAGTGGTATTAGCCAAACAATCCCTAACTATGTCTTAGGTATCTCTGAACAACCAGACCAACTCAAAAGCCAAGGACAGGTCAGGGACTTGGTTAATGGGTTGCCTGACGTTAGCTTGATGCTTGTCAAACGGCAAGGTACTGAGCTACTCACACAACTATCTCCTGACAATGGCGTTAACGATGCCAACGAACATGTTGGTAAATGGTTTGATATTTATCGTGACCCTGATGAACAGTACATGGGTGTCATTAGACAGAATGGTACTGTACAAATCTGGCGTCTTGTAAACGGTCCTACCTACACCTACAGAAACACTGCTGGTACTGCTGATGTAACTAGCAGAAACTATGTCAACCTGATTGGAGACACTGGATCTGGTAGGACTGATGGTCAAGGTTTTGATGCTAGTGATGATGATTATAATGCTGACTACAATAATGTAGCTACTACTAATACCACTGACAATACTGCAACTGGATTGACAGTCAATTTTAATGTAGTGAATGGTGTATGCCAGTCAGTTAAAATCAACAGGATGGGTAATGATAACTACGAATCAGGTGATCAATTCACTATTGATGGGTTTGCTGGTATTACCTGTCAGTACTTTACAGGTACAGCAGGTGAAGAAGTACATGTACATTATGACAGCGAGAATGTAGAGCCTTACAGCATACCTACCTTTAAGTGGCCATTTGCTACTGCACGTCAACCAAGGGTTGCAGTTGATCATTCTGGCTATCTTGAACACACAGACTCTAATAATGTTAAAACTCTGACTATCAATGATACAACTATCATTGTAAATAGAGGTTTTACTGCGTCAATGACCGGTGATACAGAACCTGCCCAAGAGGCTGAAGGGTTTATTGATGTCATTACGCTGGCATTTAGTCAGGTATATCAGTTTAACATCATTCAAGATGGTACAACTACTGAGATTATTTCTGCAGCTACACCTGCAACCAGTGCAACAACTGAAGCACTGCTTGATGATTTGGCTGGTAAGGTAAATGATCTTGCTGATTTTAGTGCTACAAAGATTGGTAATGGGTTGCACATTACTTCAACTGGTAATACCTTTACTTTAGAAACTCCTGAACGTTCTTTGTTGAATGTCTTTACTAACGAAGTACAAGACATCACACTACTGCCTGACCAGTGTCACCACCATTATCGCTGTAAAGTTGCTAATAGTGGGTCATTAGAAGATGACTACTATGTCAGGTTTGTTGGTGCTAACGACGTTGATGGTCAAGGTACATGGGAAGAGCACAGAGCACCTGGTGTATCTACAACTATTGATGCGACAACCATGCCCCATTTAATGGTGCGTATGTCAGATGGTTCGTTCCTTGTAAGTCCTGCTGATTGGGAAGAAAGGTTAGTTGGTGACAACCTTACTAACCCTGAACCTTCTTTTATTGGTAATGCTATCAATAATGTTTGTTTGTTCAGGAATCGTATCGGATTCTTGTCAAGACAAAACATTATCCTGTCCAGACCTGGTGACTTCTTTAACTTCTTTGTAACCACAGCGCTAGCTATTACTGCTAAAGATCCTATTGACGTTTCTGCTTCTGCTGCCAACCCTGCTACTCTCTTTGATTCAATCGAGGTTAATGCTGGTCTCCTGATGTTTAGCAGAAGTGAGCAGTTTATGCTGACTACTGACAATGATATTTTAAGTCCTGAAACTGCTAAAATTAACTTTGTTTCTGCTTACGACTATGATATTGACATCCCTCCATTTACTCTGGGTACTACTGTTGGATTCCTTAACGACCAGGCTGGTAACACTCGTCTCTATGAAATGCAGAACCCTCCCCGTGAAGGTCAGCCTGAGGTAGTAGAACAGAGTAAAATCATCTCTACACTATATCCTTCTAACATTACTAACACTGCTACATCAAAAAGTAATAGTGTTGTTCTAACTGGTTCTAATCAGTTTAATCAGTTATGGGGTTACAGATACTATAACACAGGTGAGCGTAGGATTCAGAATGCTTGGTTTAAGTTTGTTATTCCTGGTTTCTGCATTCACCAGACAATCATCCGTGATACTTGGTATGGGTGTATTAGGATTGATGACACCGATGGCAGTGGTGATAACATTGTGTCGCTTGTTGCTTTGGATCTAAACCCTAATGATGCTACTGTAACTCTAAATGGAATAACTTTTCCTATCCTTGTTAATCTTGACAACAGGGTAGAGATACCACATGCTGATCTAACCTACAATGCTGCTAATGATCAGACTACATTTGACATGCCGTTTGATTACGCTCAAACTAAACTGAACGGAACTGACACACAGCTTATGTGTTTCCAAGTAGGTAATGGTGTAGACGTTCAGTGTGTTGATATTGAAACTGCAGGAGACAATCGTGTTAACACTATTAATGCTGCGTTTGATTCGATCACACTTGATGGCAAATGGGATGAACGTTACTCGCTGGCAATCACTAATAGTGCTGCTGGTAACATTGCTGATGGTGAGCATGTTAATCTAAAACTGGTAAATCAAACAGTAACAAATGCCAACGCTAATGGCATGACAGTTGGTGCTACTGTAGAGAATGGTGTTATAACTAAAATATACGTTTCGTCTTATGGTACTAATTACACTAACGGGGACGTTCTTCGTATTGCTGGTGCTCCTGATTCTAGGCTTACTCTAACCATTACAGATCTAACAGTATGGATTGGGTACCAATATACTATGGAAGTTGATTTTCCAACCATCTATCCTGTTAAATCAGCTGGTACTAACTCCATTAGATCTGACGTTCAAAGTAGTCTTATCATTCATAGGTGCAAGTTTAACACTGGTGCAACTGGCACATTCGATATTGAACTGGGTAGAGTTGGACGACCAACCTATACAACTACACACGAATCACGCCCTATGGATGCGTATTTAGCAAATAATGCACCGATGCTGTTTGTAGATGAAACTACTATTCCGGTTTATGAACGGAACTATAACGTTAATCTATCACTCAAATCTAAATACCCTCTTCCTGTGACTCTTATTTCTATGACATGGGAAGGAGAGTACACTAATAAATTCTATCATAGGTCTTAATGGCACTGAACTATATATTGGGCGGAGCGCAGCTTCTTATGGGTGGTGCCCAGTCTATTTTTGGACACAGCGCCAGACAAGCTGCATACAACCGTGCTAAAAGTCAAGCACGCCGTCAAAACATGTTGCAACGGCAACAACTGTCTGCTAACTATGTATCCAACATTCAGGGTATAATGGATCAGCAGCAGATGATTGCTGATGCTTTTGCTGCTCGTGTTCAACAAGGACACCAGCAAATTAAATTTAATAATGAATATGCTGCTGATGTCTACCGATTACGGCAACAAAAACTGAACGACACTTTTGCTTCTGCTGCGTTCTCTGACCAAGCTAGGGCAGTCCAACAAGCTCAGGCTACTGGTATCGCTGCTGCTGCTGGTCGTACAGGACGCACAGCTGCTAGGTTTGATGTGGCTAACCTTGCTCAACTGGGTCGTAACCGTGCTATCCAAGCTAAACAACTTACTGGTGCAGTTGATACATTCAACATGCAGAGTAAGATTGACAATCGTAGGTTTGCACATCAGAACTATTTGGTTGGACAAACTGCTGCTGTACTGCCTAGATTTGGTCGTATCCCTAATATGCCTACTATGCCCATGATGCA